CCAGCTAAGTTAGTTGATGACCTATTTCTCAATAGAGATATTAGACAAGTAGATATAGATTTATTATCATTTATTGAAGACGAATTACTTTTAGGTCAACAATATTTTGAAGGATTTCAAAACAAAAGAGCTGCGGCAAACTATTCAAGTACGTTGTACAAATCAAAAGGTACTAAGTATAGTATTCAACAATTCTTTAGAGTTTTTTATAATATTCCGGTTGAAGTAGAATACACAAAAGAAAATGTTTTTATTGTAGGTAATGTACATGATTTAGAACAAGAGAAAGCAAATCAAAACGCTGGCATTACACCATATGCACCAGTAATAAATATTTCTGCATCTAAGATTGGTCCTGACTCACGTAGATTTCTTACTAACGATAGACTATATCAGCAATATGCTTTGCTTATTAAAACTGCCTTACCATTAGAAACATGGAAAGACATATACAAATTATTTGTACATCCAGCAGGCATGTTTCTTGGTGCTGAAGTTCAAATTATTAGTGAAGTACTAAACCCATATGTTGGCATGCCAGATGGTATTGCGGATTCTTCATTCCCAATAACAGAAGGTACTGCTGTTGCTGCAATGGATCCTATACAACTTTCTTACGCTGTATTTCAGGATGTTGGACAATCATATACAACAGTTCCTTATCAATTAGGGCAGCTTGCAGGATTCACAATGTTTCAACTAGGACAAACATTTGATGCGTTAGTAGATATGCTTGATCCTGGTTCACAAACATTTGATGAAGATAGTGCAATTGGTGATAGTTCATATCCAAGGTTCGATATTGCTGAGACAATGATTAATTTCAGTACAGATCATTTTTGATCCGAAAAAAATGTATAAATAGTGGTAACTAATTTAAAGAGATAAAACATGGCTAGACAAAATATTAATACTGGTACAACCGCTAATGACGGTACAGGTGACTCATTACGCCAGGCAGGTAATAAGATAAATCAAAATTTCCAAGAATTATATACTATGCTTGGTGACAGCGACGTAATATCGCCGTATCTAATTATCGATTCTGATGCTATTATTTTTAATGGAGATAGTATTAATGTTCATAAAACTCATTTAAAAGTAGTTGATCCTACTCAGACTAATGTTATTACTTTTCCAGATTCAAGTGGTACAGTATCATTAACAGGTAGTACTCAAACGTTAACGAATAAAAGTCTTGACTCTGCGGAACTAAAATTTCCTTCAATTAAAGATAATGATTCTAGTCATAACTATGAAATTGTTCCAGGTGCATTAACAGCAAATCAAAAATTATTCATGCCAGCTTTGACTGATAGTGATTCATTTGTATTTGCAAAAACAGCTCAAACTTTAACTAATAAAACATTAGATTCTGCTACAGCAAATAATGTTAAAGTAAATAAAGTACTCGATACAAATGGAGCAACTATAAATCAATATACAACAGTAGCTAGTGCAGTTAATTTTATAGATGTTAATAATGAAGCAACTGGTAATCCTCCAGCAATAAATGCTAATGGATCTGATACAAATGTAACTTTACAATTAGCTGCTAAAGGAACAGGTGGTATAGAGCTTCATTCTCGTATGATTGCCAATAGTGAAACTTTAACACAAGGTCAATTAACAGCTGATCCAGCAGTCGATCTAGGTGTACCACTTACAATTTTTAATTCCGCTGTAGCTAAAAATGCTACTCTTGCAAACGGAGCTCAAGTAGGAGAAATAAAATATTTTGTTAATAGAGGCGCTGGTACAATAACACTAACGCCCGGAAGTTTAGCCAGTGGTACAAGTGTTAGCTTCACAGAGCACGATGCCGGATTTATGATATGGACCGGCGTGAATTGGCACTTAGCATCGAAAACTCAGGCTTAAGGATAGATAAATGCCCGCAATAATTACAGATAATTTTAAAAGACGCGTTATCGATACTCTTATTAACGATGTTGACAGTACAGGTGTAAACTATCATGTCGGAGTCGGTAAGTCAGAACCTTACGATTCAGCTGATGCAGTTGTTACACCAGTACAAAACATTCGTGAAATACGAAATGCGCAATTAGCAATGCAGTCTGTAAAAATCATTACAGACAAATCATTTGTTGTACCTAGATATAATTGGTCTAAAGGTACAATATATTCAGCGTGGGATGATAATATTACAACATATCCTGCACAACCTTTCTATGTGTATACAGATGAGCAGTATGTTTACGTGTGTTTGGAGCAAGGCAGAAATGCGGCGGGGCAAGCTGTCACTTCAACAGTTAAACCGACTGGAACTGGAGATCATATAATCACAGCAGATGGATATACATGGAAATTCTTATATTCAGTAGGCGCTTTAAGAGAAAATAAATTTCAGGCATCAAACTATATACCAGTCACTAAAGTATTGAGTGTTGATTCATCTACTTCATTAGATCTATCTACTCAGTATAATGTTCAACAAAATGCAACACCTGGTCAAATTGTTGGTTATAGAGTTACAAATACTGGTTCTGGATATACTTCAGCTCCAACGGTCACTATTACAGGTAATGGTACAGGCGCTAAAGCTACGGCATTTATTAACGGTGGTTCAGTTTCTAAGATTGAAATGGCAGAATCATCTGGCTTAAAAGTATTTGGTACAGGATATGACTTCGCGAATGTTACAATAACTGGCGGAGGTGGATTAAACGCAACAGCAGAACCTATTATATCATTTAAAGGTGGGTTTGGTGCAGATCCTAGAGACGATTTAAAGTCTACGGCCATTATGTTTAATGTGAAACCAGACGGTGATGAAGATAGTGACTGGGTTGTAGATAATGATTTTAGACAAATCATGTTAATACGTAATATTAAAGATTCGGCAAATGGAACAATATTTACAGGTAACACTGGATCGACATTAAAAAGAATGGATATTAATAATATTAATAACGCTTTCACACGAGACCAAACAATAGTAGGTGCTACATCAGGTGCAAAAGCCGTAATTGATAATATAGATCCTGATTCACTTTATTATCATCAAAATGAAACTACAGGATTTGGTACATTTCAAAATGGTGAAATTATAAACGAACAAAACGCAAACGGACAAGCAACTATTGTTACTGCTAACGTAGCTGCCGCTAGAGATTGTGATCCTGCTACAGGACAAATTCTCTATATAGATAATAGAGCAGCTATTACAAGATCTAATGATGCTTCCGAAGATATTAAAATAATTATTCAGCTTTAACGGTGTAACGAATGCCCAATACATTTAACAAAAATACTTTTGCTACAACTTATAAAGACGATTGGGTTGATAGTGCAAACTATCATCGCATTCTCTTTAATTCAGGACGGGCACTTCAAGCACGTGAGCTAACGCAAATGCAAACAATTACCCAGGCTGAAATAGGTCGTTTGGGTAAACACTTATTTAATCAAGGCGCTGCGGTTAATCCTGGTTCAGTTGTCGGTGGAACTGCTGGTACGATTCCTGTTCGTGTTTCTGCAGGGGAAACATTGACAGGTGGACCGGCAACTGTAACTGTACAATCAACAGATACTATTGCTAATCCAGCAACAGGTCAAGGTACGAAAGTATCGATTGCATCTGGTGATTTCTTTGCAATAGACAGATTTGTATTTGCAAAAGAACAAAGTTTTATTCTTTCTAAATATACAAATAATCCTGATGCCACAATCGGATTTAAAGTATTAGAAGATATTATTACTACATCAGATACAAATGCTCTATTCGATAACCAAGGTGCATCGCCAAATACATCTAGTCCAGGTGCTGATCGTTATCGTATTAGATTAGAAATTGCAGACGAAGCAGATTTAAATAGCGATGATAACTTTGTATATGTTGCAAAAATCAGAGCAGGTAAAATTGCCACACAAGTTACAGGCGTAGAAGATTATAATAAAGTAAATGATATTCTTGCTTTACGTACAACAGAGGAATCAGGTAATTATATTGCTCAAAAATTTGATTTAACTTTTGAAACAGATGATTCAGATGCAACTAAATTAAATTTTAATATTAGTCGAGGCGTAGCGTATGTTGATGGTTATAGATCTATTGTAGATGTTCCAAAATCATTACCAGTTGCTAAGCCACGTACTACTATAGCATCTAATAATAACGTTGTATCTGTCGATTACGGTAATTATGTAAAAGTCTATGGTAACAATAACCGTAGTATACCAGATTTTGGTGTATTTGAAACAGTCAATTTACGTACTAATACAGGTCATGGTGGTTCAACAATTGGTACAGCTCGCGTAAGAGCAATTGTAGAAGATGGTTCTAATTATAAACTATATCTTTTCGATGTTAAAATGAATGCTGGTGTAAACAAGCAAACCACAAGATCTATTGGTACAAGTAGTAGTAATTATTTTAATGCCATCATAGAAAATTCTCAGGTTAGATTTTATGACACTAACGATGATACTCTTTTATTTCCGTTACCAGCAGGACGTCCACAATCGGTAACTGATATTTCTCTTACTGTTCAACGAATACAGAAAAATCTAACATTAGACGGATCTGGAAATGGTTCGCTTACAAACCTTACAACACCAGGTGAAACATTTGCCGATCAAGATTTATGGGCAGCTTCATCAGCCGCCGCTTCTGCATATGCTCCAACAATTGTATCTGGCGGTAATGCTAGTACATCAGCTCAGATAGGTGGTGGTCCAGCAAGTACAAACGTTAATGTTGCATTCTATGTAAACAAAGCAAACGGTTCTGTAAGAAATAAAGTTTTAACAGAAACTACTGAAACAGTAACTCCTGATGGATCTACAGGTAATGTACAATTACAAAACGTAGACATCTATGAAATTATACGTATGACTAACGTTGATTCAGATGGATCTAGCGTTCTAAATCGTTATACACTTGATAACGGCCAACGCGATACAATGTATGATCGTGGTAAAATGGTTAAGAAAACAGGCCAATCAACACCCGGTAATGATGTCTTTGTAAGATATAAGTACTTTGCTCATGGTGCGGCCGGTGATTTCTTTGCTGTAAATTCTTATACAGGTCAAGTAGATTATAACGATATTCCAACATATACAACCACAGCGGGCACTAATTTTGAATTACGCAACGTAATAGATTTTCGCTCGTCTGTTAATACCTCTGGTACCTTTAGTGGTGGTAATGCAAGAATTAATGAATTACCACGTGACGCTGATACTGTACAATTTGACGTATCTTATTACCAAGGTAAAAATGCAAGAGTAATTATCGATCGGTTTAATAATGTATCGGTTCTTGAGTCAGAACCAGATCTAGTCCCCCAGTTCCCCCCAGTACCTGCTAACAGCATGGAACTATATCGCGTTGAAATGAATCCTTATACGATTCATGACTCTGACCTATCAAAAGAACGAGTACCTGCTAAACGTTATACAATGGCAGATATTGGTAAATTAGAAAGTCGTATCGATAATCTAGAAGAAGTAACAGCTCTTAATATGTTAGAGCTAGAAACAGACACACTAGCTGTCTTAGATGCTTCCAATAACTCTCGACTAAAATCAGGTTTCTTTGTAGATAACTTTGCAGACCAATCACGTTCATTTACTGAAGATCCGGCATATCAAGCCGGTATAGATCTTGTAGAAAAACATGTACGTCCATGGCAAGCACAGAACAGTATATTCTTAAAATATGATTCTGATAAATCTACAAACACTGTTTTAAAAGGTGATACTGTTTATAAGAAATATAGCCATACGACTTATATATCACAAACACTTGCTACAGAAACTGAGAACATCAACCCATTTGCGGTTGTTATAAACGAAGGTCTACTAGAGTTATCACCTACTTCAGATAGTTGGGTTGAGCGTAAGTATCTTGCAGATAAAGATAATCCACAACAAACTAGGGTTGTTCCTTCAACAACTCAACGGCCGTTCTTGTTTAATGATTTTATATTTAACTGGACTGGTCAACAAGTTAATTTGCGTATGGGACAACAAGTTGGTACACGTACATTTAGACAAGGTAGAGATAATGTAACTCAAACAGATAGAGTTATTGGTGATAGATCTGATCGTACATTAGTAAAAGATCATTTAATTGATAAAGTGTTTATTCCGTATATGCGTTCACGCAAAGTATATTTCCGAGCATTTGGTCTAAAACCATCAACACAAGTATTTGCATTCTTCGATAATAAGAAGGTTGAAGATTGGGTGAGATCAGAAACATTCCAGCGTGTATCAAATTCTGATTCAGATTATGGTAATGAACATGCACGCGCAACACAACACCCAGCCGGTAAGTCAACATTAACTACAAACAATGAGGGATATGTAGCAGGATCTTTCTTTATACCATCTACATCAGCTACAAGATTTAGAACAGGTACAAGAGAATTTAAACTTCTAGATATTTCTGTACCTAATGATGATAATGCAACATCGATTGCAACAGCTGCATTTACTTCGACAGGTATTCTTGAAACACGTCAACGCGAATATAATAATACACGTGTAGTAACTATCGGTGGTTCAGAGAATAGACGTCGACGTCGTAGAATCGACCCACTTGCACAATCGTTCATGGTAGATGATGACGAAGGAGTCTTTATCACTAAAGTTGGTGTAAGGTTTGCATCTAAAGACGGTGTTGTTCCTGTTGCTTGTCAAATTAGACCAACAGTAAATGGCGTTCCATCTTCTGACGACATTGTGCCAAATGGTACAAAGGTTCTTTCGCCTGGTAGCGTAACAACAAGTACGAATGCAACAGCTATAACAAACTTCGAATTTGAAGAACCTGTATATCTAAACGGTAATACAGAATATGCAATTGTTTTACTTGCCGATACTACAGCTTATACAGTATATGTTGCAAAAGCTGGTGACTTAGTATTAGGATCTACAGAGGCACGTGTATCAAAACAACCTAGCCTTGGATCTCTATTCCTATCACAAAACTCACGTACTTGGACACCTGATCAAGAAAGAGATCTTACATTTACAATTCAACGTGCTAGCTTCGTAACAGCAGATGCTTTCATGGTTGCTGAAAATAGAGAATTACCTAAGTTTATTCTTGATACCGATGGTTTACTTTCAACAAATGCTGACTCTGATATTCAGGTAGATGCTCTTGGACACGGTTTGAGAGTGGGCGATAAAGTTACTGTTAGCGGAGCAACGGCAATAGCTGGTATAGCGGCAAGCGATATTAACGGAGATAGATCTGTCATATCCGCAGATGGATATGGATTTACATTTAGAGCTGATAGTGCAGCAAATACTGCAACATTTGGTGGAGGACAAAACGTTTCAATTATACCAAACTATCAATTTGATGCGGTATATCCGATTGTAGAAGAACTTGTACCACCAAAAACAATTGTAACACACCAAGCTAAATTTATGTCCGGTAACTCATGGGCTGGGGCAGAAACAACTTATGGTAAAGATACATCATATACACCGGTTACAAATAATAAATTAACTGGTTTCGAAATACCTAAAATGGTAGCTAACC